CAGATTCTGAACAAGCTAGCTATCTACAAGAAGAAGCTTTCGAGAGGTTTACCAGAGACGTTACTGTCAGAGCTGTTCGGAACACTAGCCGGAACGGCCGACCCGAAGGTAGCGGTCGAACCAGGAGTGTTGTAAATCAAATCTTTATGATAAGTAAAATGCCATTCTATCATAACAAGGCGGGGCGGAAGATTTTTATCGTTAACTCTCGTCCAAGAGACTACTCGGCTGGAGGTTATATTGAAGATGACCCAGCTATCCCAAGACGAGATATCAATGAAGATACGATTATGAGTAAGCTAGAGTATGATAGTCTAGTCGTTCCCAAACCGGTTGCCTGGATGATGAAGTATTATCCAGGAGAGATTATGGGAGAGAAAGAACACGACCCGGAAAAGTTGGCCGATACGATTGTAATGCCTCACGAGATTGTAGTTGATAAGATTCACGCACCAAAAGTAGAAAAGTGGTTAAAGAAGCACGGAATCACCTTGCCTATTCCTGAAGATTCAAAGATCGGAAAGAAAATGTATCCTACGAAGAAATGTGGAGGTCGTGTGTGCAAATTGTGTTTTAAGTAATCTTTTCTCAAGTAAGAGTAAAGATGGTTCTTGTTCAGTTTCTGATTACTAAAAACGGAGGAAACAATAAGGAGTTCGTTGTTCCTATCAGCGGTAAGTGCTCGATTCGAGTGCTAAAGATTGACTACTTTGATGATGATAACACACATCACTGTTTTCCTATTCAGATTCAGTCCGATGTGCTGTACTTTCCTTATAGTCCACAGCGTTATCTAACCTTTTTGAGTCATCCATCTCACGCTTCGACGATAGATAGCGGATATAAGGAGTACAACATCTATGCTACGATTCCGGGAAAGATTCAGTTGAATGTAGTGAATGCGCTGACTGGGGCACAGCCGAATGATTTTGAGTATTGCGTGCTAACGCTAGAGTGTGAGATGTTGAACCGAGACTTTGACATTGAAATTTAAATGTTGATGTAATGTAATAATGCATCGACGAGGATTGACGATGGGGACAGCGGATGCCTTTACTCACGGTAAGGAGCAACACTTTCTCGTACCACAGCCGTCTCATATACCAGTGGGATGTGCCCAGCCATCGTATTCTGGTTTGGAAAAGGTGAAAAAAGAGCCCCCACAGTTGGGTTTTAAGGAAAAGAGAAAGAGTCGCTACCAGAGGTAAATTGTAATTTTTTTCTTTTTTTCTTTACTTGAACGTAAAGAAAGCAATGTCTCTACATACCGTGGGCAGTGACGCAACTTATATTCTACCAGCTTCTATGGATTCTATTCCGGAGGCCTTCCGTTCCAATCGTTCCGCAAAACCGATTCCCTGTGTTTTGCAGACCGTAAACATCCCAGCTCTTTCGGCTAATGCTTCAGCATCGGGTACTTCAGTCATTCAGATCCCCTGTGGCGCATCAGCAGGTATCATGTTAAATCCTTACCTCAGCTTCAAGGTTAACCTGACTTGCGCTGATGCCGTGACTTATTTTAAGGGTTCATCTCGTTCAGGTTCTGCGGTTATCAATCGTCTGTCGACCTACGTGAACAGTGTTCAGGTCGATAATGTACAGAACGCGGATCAGGTTTATGACTGCCTTTTTGCTCACTCCACTTCCGCTGACTGGCTTTCGCATGATGCTCGTGTTTTGATGAAGTCGGAGCAGTCGATGGCTTCCGCCACTGACCACAATATCGTTCTGCCTCTGATTGGCCTGCTCGGTTCACAGCAGGCCTTCCCGCTCTACCTAATTAATGGTCAGTTGCAAATTAGCCTTGACTACAATACTGTCGTTCGCGCTCTATACAATGCTACCGCAGCGCCGACTGCCTTTGAAATTAAGGATGTCCAACTGATTTATGATCGTCTTCAACCGGAGCAGGCGTTCATTGACTCGGTTCGTGGCCAGATGATGCAGGGTCAGAATTTTGTTTATGCTTACACCAATTATCAGTCAGTACCTAAGGTTTCGGCTGCCAACTCGACCTTTAACTACGGTTTGAACGTTTCTTCTCTACGAGGTGTCATTCAGACTTCGGTGTTGACTGCTGACCTATCAGACGGTAAGACTCAGGGTGTATCTGCTAGTAACGGTTTGTCTCAGTTCCGTGTTTCGTTGGATGGTCGTCTGATTAACTCAAACACTCTGAACTCGACCAGCAACCCAGCCGTCTGCTTTGCTGAGGCTCAGAAGTGCTTGTCTCGTGTGTTTGATGCCTCGATCACAGATGCTGTTTCGACACCTGCTAACTACCTATCATCTTGGTTCTTTGCTGGTACCTCGTGTCAGCGTGTGAACGAGGGTCTGGCCTTTGCTGGCAGTCCTTGCTCTGTGCTGTCGGTTGAGACTTCGGCTGCCGGTGCTACGTACACTGACTTTTTGCTGTTTATCTCAGACTATCAGCTCCTTGTAGATGCATCGGGGTCTGTGCAGATGATTCGCTGAGCCACGAAATAAGAACTTGTGAAAACTGAAAATCAATTAAACAAGACGTTCTATAATGTATAGAATGTCAACTACTATTTATAAGATTACTAGCACAGCTGGTGATAAGGTATATATTGGATCTACTACTCAAAAACTTAAATACCGTTTTACGGGGCATTTAACAAACTCTTGTTCAGTTCATATACTTTTTAAGGAATATGGAGTGGATACATGCACCATTGAAGCGATAGAAGAAGTTAAAAACGAGGAACGACTTGTTAGAGAAAAATATTGGATAGAACATTATAGAGAAACAGCTGTGAATATAAACAGACCGATTCGTACAAAGGAAGAACAGCTCCAACAGATGAGAGACCATTATCAACAAAATAAGGAAGCTCATTATCAATATTCTAAAACTTCATACGAAAAACATAAAGAAAGACGAAACAAAGAAACAATCATTTGTGAATGTGGTGTAGAAACAACTAAGGTTAATATATCCCGTCATATCAAGACAAAAACTCATCTATCCAAGGTATCATTGTTATCAAAATGAATAACAATAATCTAGATATACAAGTAATAATGGCCAAAGACTCTCAGAAGAATCTAACCTCAATTTTAGCCCCGTTCGATAATCAGAAGGATGAGAATGCTAAACCCCTTCCGATGAAACCCTGTAATGTAGCTCTCGTTGGGAGGGCAGGTTGTGGCAAAAGTACGCTACTTCTCAATCTGATTACCAAGAAAGATTCTCCCTGGTATAAACACTTTGACATGATTTTCCTAGTGAGTCCTACCGCAATGAACGATCCAAAGATGATGACTCTTGTAGAAGACATAGGAGAAGACCAATACTTTACTGATTTGAGTAATGAGGTATTGGAAGAGATTTGTGATATGATTGATGCGCACACAGCAGAATGGAGAAAGAAAAAAAAGAGAGGAGAGCCATCCTATTGTATCATCTACGACGATTGTTTGCATTGCCTCAAGGGAAAGAAGGCTCGTAAGTTGGACGAGTTGATTACCCAGAATCGACATCGTAAGATTACCAATATCCTTCTTCTACAGAAATGGAACTCGTATATGAGTCCGCTCGTCCGCTCCAATCTGGGCTGTATTGCGTTCTTCTACTCGGGTAATAACAAAGAGGTAGACTCGTTTATCGAAGAAATGAATGATAACGAAGAAAAGGTAAGAAAGCTGTATGAATACGCTACGTTAGAACCGTACTCTTTCCTGTGGGTGAATCAGTATGGTAGTAGACCAAAGTATTATAAAAAGTTTGATGAGATACAGTATCGAAAGAAAGATAATCTTGAGCAATGTTAAATGAAGTCAAGTAAGGCGAGTACGTTGAAGGGTTTGCCTAACCAAATCATCAAGCAGATTATCAAGATATCTCTTCCTTCTGATGTTGTGCAATTACAACCTGGTCGGAAACCAAAGAAGGGAGCTCGTAAGCCGACGAAGCGTGGAGCACCCCAAAGGAAGAAGCCGGTAGGCACCGACCGAAGGAAGAAAGAACCGACTTATCGACTTCCAAAAGCTCCAGAAGGAGTTCTAAGTCATACTACTTCTGGAGCTCCTCCAGCTCCTCCAGCGTATCCATCTGTCTTTGGTGACAATCAACCTCGCCCTTTTGCACAGCCTACTTTTCAGCCTCCGTCTACAACTCCTTTTGAAAAAATGTTCTATGAGAAGCTAGCACAGTTCAAGACAACTCCTGGTATGCCTACTCCAGATCAACCAACTAAACCGACTCAACCAGCTCCCTCTCCAATCGCTCCGGTAGTTCAACCTTCAATGTCTTTAAAAGAGGCTATGCAACCACGACCTATCATGATTCCGCAACCAAGTCCTGTAATCAGTCGTCTACCTGCTCGTGGAAGTGTTGCGGAACGATATGTACGTAGTAGAAGTAGAGAAATAGAACTTGGTCAGGGAAGAGTTCCTGGTTTCAGAGTACCAGAATCTTTTTGGGGAATTTCGAGTCCGATAGTAGCAGAAGAAGTTCCTCGTCCTCCTCCTTTACGAGGTGCACCAAATCAAGCGAATCAACCTTCTGTAGACGTTACGGTAGAAGAGAAGGAGGTAGCTAAGCCTCAACCGCAAGTTCCAGCTGTATCGTTAGCTCAATCATCTCAACCAAGAGGACTAGATATATCAAAACTAAATATTAAGAGACAGGCGATCGATGATAGTCCTATGGCAAGTCAGGTTT